TACTGCATGTATTGATTGTAATCGTAAAAAACGTAATCGTACACCAAAACAGGCCAATATGCCATTACAGAATTTGCCAATAGCACCACAGAAAAATCCAAAATACTTGCCTATAGTCAGCCATCTGATTAAGATAAAGTCAGACATTCCGAAAGAATGGGAAATTTATTTGCCGGAAGCATACTTTTAATGCCAACATATTCGTATTATTGTGATAGTTGCAACACGGATTTCGAGTTATTTTTTTATATCAAAGACTATATAGAAAAACCGAATTGTTCAATATGCAACAGTAAAAAGACACACAGATCTTATATTAAAGACGTATCTACTCAAAATACTTCAGTAAAAAAATCTGATACTGAATTAAAAACTATAGGCGACTTAGCAAATAGAAATAGAGACAGATTAAGCGAAGATCAAAAAATTGCTTTATATGAAAAACACAATTCTTACAAAGACAGAACAGAAGATAAACCATTACCAAAAGGTATGAGTCGTATGAAGAAAGGGACAAAAACTATATGGCCGAGTTAAAAAAACAAAATTTATTTTTCCAACAAAATTCTGATCCTCCAAATAAGGTTTATGAGTTTTATACCATACTAGGAGATCATGATTTTCTAGATACTCAAAATAGACCCAGGGCCAATGAAGAAACCGGAAAAGTTGTTGCTAAAACAGTAACCACAGACAACAAGCCATCAAGGTACTATATTAAGGTTGGTACTTATGGCAAAATCTATAATCCAATTGGACTTTATAGTGAAGGTAATAATACTAAGTTTTTATCAAAAATAGGACGTAAGCAGTTTGAATTCAAGGAAGTAAACAGTCAGATTTTTGAATTATATCTAAATTTCTTAACAACTAAAAATATTGCGTGGTTAAATAACGCTGAAAGAGAGATGAACTAATGGCAAAGATAAGTAAAACTAAAGAATATGCTATCAAATATCTGTCCACATATGGTAAAAAAGATGCTGAAGATATAGCAAAAGAATTGAAACTCTCATTAGCTGATGTTAACAAGGTATTACAGTCCTCTTGTAAAGCACCAACAAAAACAGATAAAACAAAAGACCTAATGATCAGACAAACTTCTGCTAAAAAATCCAACACAGTTAGTATCATGACAGAGGCTGCTGCTCAATTATCTGACGAATTTATTAAAAACATGGATACTCTAAGACAAAAAACACAGAACTATATTTTTAGACCAAAAAAATAATATTGTGTACGAATATCTGATAAAATGTCTAAGAAACAATATCCATCTAAATATTCTAATGGTAAACTAGTTACTGCCGCACAATATATCACAGAAATTATTTGTGAAAAAAGGGCAAAATCTACAAAAAAAGATTTACATTTTAGATTTTGGACAAATAAAGAATGGTCTAAATTTTATAGAGATCAAATTGCTTCTGCAAATAAGTTATTACAAAAATTTTCAGACACAGCGATCATAAGGGCGCTCAATAACTATAAAGCAGAAAAAATATATTCCCTGCGAGCACCGTTTTTGATCCCTATCATAGAGTCAGAAGAAGAAATACTCAAATCTGAAAATACAGAACTTTCTCTTAATCTTAACAGACCTGAGACTTTAACGATTGGTATTTCTAACAAAAAACAAAATATAATTTCTAAACTAAAGGATCTGGATAATGAGTCTTAAAGAAGATGTAGTAAAAAACTTTGGCGATAATATTATATTGACAGGGAATGCTTTAATTGATAAAAAGAGTGTAATTATTCCTGTTAGTCCTTCTTTAGACATAGTATTAAACGGTGGTATACCAGAAGGTAGTTTTGTTGTATTAACAGGACAACCCAAATGCGGCAAAACAACAACCTCCCTAGATTTTGCAGCAACCGCACAAAAACCAGAATATCAAGGAACTCTTAAAAATCCACGAGAAGTGTACTATCTAAACATTGAAGGTAGATTGAAAAAAAGAGATTTAGAAGGAATACCAGGATTACAATTAGATCGTTTTCATATTATAGGTAGTCAAGAAGGTAAAATTCTACACGCAGAAGAATATCTACAAATAGCAGAAAAAATTATTAATGAAATTCCAGGAAGCATACTAATCATAGACTCGTATTCTGCATTATGTACCGAAGCAGAAATCACAAGCGAAATGGATAAAATGCAAAGAGCAGATGGGGCAAAATTATTAGCAAAATTTTGTCGCAAGGTTGCGAATGTTATTCCTGTCAATAAAAATGTTGTTATTGGTATTACTCATTTAATGGGTAATCCTACCGGTTATGGTGCAGAATTTAAAGAAAAGAGCGGTCAAGCTATTGCTTATCAAACAGACATAAAATTACGAGCCAAAACATTTAAGCCGTGGCTACTTAGTGCAGATAGTACTCAAATAGGGCAAGAAATAGAATGGCAAGTAGTCTGCTCGGCACTTGGTCCTCCGGGTGGCAATATCACAAGTTATATACGTTATGGTCAGGGTGTTGACAAATACATGGAAGCCATTACACTTGGTTCTGACATGGGTATAATTCACAAAGGTGGTGCTTGGTATACTTTGACCTCATTAGAGGACAAGCCCAAATTTCAAGGAACAGAGAAAGTAAGACAATATTTATTAGATAATAATAAGGCATATGCTGATTTGGTAACAAGTATTAAAACCACCATGGGCATCAAATGCTAATTAAGGATCTGGACGGAAACAGCCATAATTGGTTATTAACAGGAAATATGGCCAAGGGTAGAGTATCTAATAGATCCTCTCTTCACTTGGCTGCCAGATCAATTATTACACAAAATTATCCAACTTTACAAATATTGGAAGAGGTACCGATTCCACTAAAAAAGGGTGAAACTTTATATCTTGATTTTTATTTACCTCTTAAGAAAGTATGCGTAGAAGTTCATGGCGAGCAACATTATAAATTTGTGCCATTTTATCACACCACCGTTTTAAATTTTCTCAAATCTCAGAAAAGAGATAGAGATAAAGAAGAGTGGTGTCAGCTTAATAATATCAAACATATTGTATTACGTTATGATGAAAACGAACAGACATGGCTAGAAAGAATCAACAATGCTTAAAACATCAAAAGAAGAAGTCAAATATTGGGATGATATATTGGATGAATATGAGAATGGTATTGGTTTGGGTAAATATTCTGATAATCATAGCTTTGTTGAAGATGAATTAAATCAATATTTTACCATGAACAGAGATGCCATAGAGAAACTCAATCCAGAAGATTGTGCTCAAATTTCATATAGATTAGCACAATACGCTTTCTTTCTACAAAGAACATTAAATAGAGAAATAGCTAGGCATAATTGGGCCGAAGAAAATATTAAAGAAACAATAGCTGATGAGATCAACAATTATAAAGGATACGGATTTATGGAAAAATCTCTACAGGCTATTAAACATAATGATAAGGCTAATACCCTAAATAAGATTAAAAGATATGCTCAACAACGCATGGATAGATTGTCTTATTTGGCTAATAGTGTAAAAAATCTTTCTGATATAATGCTTTCTGTTCAAAGAACAAAGGTGAAACATGGCTCTTGATAATGATGATATAAAAGCTTTAATTGCTATTCTACAAAAGGGTTTAGAGTCTGAAGATGATTCAGACGCAGCACCCAAGACTAAGCGTACTAAAAAAACAACAAGTCCTAAAAGCACTGTAAAGAAAAAGAACTTAAATAAGTTTGAAAAAATGGCAGAATTTGCGATGTGTAAAGAAGATGTTGAAATAGACAGAAAAATTAAAAAACCACCTCCAACAGCTAGAAATAGGCCGTTCGATTATGTAAAAGTACAGTGTAGGATATGTGGTAAAAAAGATAAAATTGCACCGGCGCTTGTTGAGTCTATTGAAAGATACAAGTGCAACAAGTGTTCAACAGGAGCAGGCTGATGATATTGTGTGATCCCGCTGCCGAAAGAGCAGTATTGGCTGGAATTTGTACATACGGAGAAAATGCGTATTTAGATATTGCAGATATTCTTCAAGAATCTTCTTTTACTGTAGACAGCAATATCATTATATTTAAATGTCTTAAGCATTTATGTGAAAATCATCAATTAACAATTGATATTGCATCTATATATTCTACGGCACAGGAGCTGGGTATTGCTCAAGTATTAGCAAAAAAAGAAGAAACCCAACATCTTAAAGCTATCATGGATTTTCCTGTTAGTCTTGAGAATGTAAGAAAATTTGCTGCCAAAATTCGTAAACTAGAAATTGCACGACTATTACGTAAACAGTTAGAACTTGCTCAGGATAAAATTCTTGAAGTAACAGGATCTGAGCCAATATCTTCTATAATAGGCTTGGCTGAAGATAGTATCTTTAATTTTACTTCACTATTAAACGATACAGATAATAATCCAGTTATTATTGGTTCTACAGTAGACGAATACATTAAAAATTTAGAAGAAAATAAAATAGATCAGGTTGGTATTCCAACAGGATTTCCTATTTATGATCAAGCAATTGGCGGAGGTTTAAGAAAAGGCACAATCAACGTTATTGGAGCAAGACCAAAAACCGGTAAAACACTATTATCAGATAATATGGGGCGTAATGTTGCCAAATTAGGTATTCCTGTTCTTAATATGGATACAGAAATGAACAAGGAAGACCATATCAATAGAATTTTAGCAATGATGAGCGAGATAGAAATTAATACTATCGAAACTGGTAAATTTGCCGATTCTCCAGACAAAAAGAATAAGCTAATTAAAGCGGCTGATGAACTTAAAGAACTTAAACTATCTCATAAAAGTATTGCAGGTAAACCATTTGAAGATCAACTAGCCATAATGAGAAGATGGTTGGTTAAAGATGTAGGTTTAAATGATGATGGTACAGCGAAAGACTGTGTTATTTTTTATGACTATTTAAAGTTGATGGATAGTGCTGGTATATCTCAGGACTTAAAAGAATACCAAGTCTTAGGCTTTATGATGACTAGTTTGCATAATTTTGCTGTTAGATATAAGGTTCCTATAGTAGCATTCATTCAGTTAAACCGCGACGGCATAACCAAAGAAAGCACCGATTCTGCTAGTGGATCGGATAGAATCATTTGGCTATGTAGTAATTTTAGTATTTTCAAACGTAAAAGCGATGAAGAAATTGCAGAAGATGGCCCGGATGGTGGTAATCGTAAATTAATTCCTCTCGTCAGTAGACACGGCGGAGGATTAGATGATAACGATTATATAAACTGTCATATGAAGGGCTGGTGTGCCAAAATCACAGAAGGCAAAACACATCTCGAAATTAAACATAATTCCAAATCTAGCGACGAAGGCTTTATTATAGATGAAGACAATGACGAAGAAGACCAAATCCCCTTTGAATGATCAGTTAAAACTGAAAATAATTTGCGATCAGGTTTGCGATAATATAGATGGTTTGTTGAATGCTTTAAATGTTGAATACAAAACCAATTCTAAAATGATCATAATGGCTTGTCCCATACATGGCGGGGACAATGCTTCTGCTCTTAATTTATATCCAGAAGGAGATACATATAGAGGCAATTGGAAGTGTAGAACTCACAATTGTGAAAAAATCTTTAAGGGCTCTATTCTTGGTTTCATAAGGGGAGTTTTATCTCACCATAAGCACGGATGGACAAATCCTGGTGATGATATGTGTTCATTTAATGATGCTGTTAATTATGCTTTAGGATTTATTAAACAAGATATTAAAGATATCAAAATTTCTAGAGCCGACAGAGAAAAAAAGCAATTTACCAATGTAATAAATTATATAAGTAAAAATGCAGAAATAACTAAGTCTCAGATTACTAGACAGCAAATAACCAAATCTCTACAAATTCCTGCTCAATATTATATCAATAGGAATTATTCTACAGAGGTTTTAATAAAATATGATGTGGGATTATGCACAAATCCCGATAGAGAAATGAGCAACAGGATAGTTGTGCCTATATATGATCATGATTATAAGTATATGATAGGGTGTACTGGCAGAAGCATTTATGAAAAATGTTCATCGTGTAAATCATATCACCATCCAGAAAATTCTTGTCCAAAGCCTGATGAAGTATGGAAATTTCCTAAATGGAAGCACAACGCTGACTTCAAGAGTCAAAATACCCTATATAATTTCTGGTTTGCTAAAGAACACATACTAAATTCA